ATCCGGATCAGCTCGCCCATGTCGGCGTAGGTGGACATGAGCTTGCGCGCGCGCTGGATCAGGGTATTCTCCGCGTCGTCGTTGCAGGCCGGCAGCGTGCGCGAGATCGAGCGCAGAACGTTGATCGCCGGATAGCGGCCGCGCTCCGCGATCGCGCGATCGAGGACGATGTGGCCGTCAAGGATGCCGCGGACGGCGTCGGCCACGGGCTCGTTGTGATCGTCGCCTTCCACCAGCACGGTGAAGAGGCCCGTGATCGACCCCTTGTCCGTGCCGGGACCGGCGCGCTCCAGCACCTGCGGCAGCTCGGCGAAGACGGACGGCGTATAGCCCTTGCTGGCCGGCGGCTCCCCCGCCGCCAGGCCGATCTCTCGCAGCGCCATGGCGAAGCGGGTGACCGAATCGATCATGCACAGCACGTCGCGGCCCTGATCGCGGAAGTACTCGGCCAGCGCCAGCGTCAGATAGGCGGCCTGGCGGCGCAGCGGCGGCGGCTCGTCCGAGGTGGCGACCACCACGACCGAGCGAGCCAGTCCCTCCGGCCCCAGCTCGTCCTCCAGCCACTCCTGCACCTCGCGCCCGCGCTCGCCGATCAGGCCGATCACGTTCACGTCCGCGGTGGTATAGCGGGCCAGCATCGACAGCAGCACCGACTTGCCGACGCCGGAGCCCGCGAAGATGCCCATGCGCTGGCCCCGGCAGCAAGTCAGGAAGGTGTTGATGGCCCGCACGCCAAGGTCGATCTTGCCGCCCACCCGCTGGCGGGCGTGCGCTGGTGGCGGGGCGCCGCGCAGCCGATACGGCCTGTGCCCCTGCGGCAGGCGGCCCTTGCCGTCCACCGGCTCGGCCAGGGCGTTCACCACCCGCCCCAGCCAATTATCCTGCGGCTTGATGCTGGGTTCCGCCTGTACAAGCTCCGCGCGACAGCCTAGACTGACGCCCTCGAGCGAGCCGAACGGGAGCAGCAGGGCGCGTCCTTCGCGAAAGCCGATCGCCTCGCAGAGGACCCTCCGGCCGTCGCGGGCGACGACCTCGCAGCGGCCGCCGATCGACAGGACGCGGTCGAGGCCCACCACCTCGAGCAGCATGCCGAGCACCGAGGCCACCCGGCCGTAGTGATGCTCGGACGACGCTTCCCGGAGGTCGTCGACGACCATTTTCAATACGGATGGGGCCGACACGCGAGGCTCCCGGCGCTTTTTTCCAGATGGTATGGGGGAACCCTGTGGTTTCCGCTTGGAACTTTGCCGGAGACCGTTTTAACTTTGGGTTAATACCGGATTTTTATAAGTCCTTGAAAATCCAGTCGAACGTTAACGGAACATGTGAACGCGCGCGTTCACGTTCAAAAAATCCGTTCACATCCTGTCCACGCGCCGGCGGCGGCCGGCGTGGTCTCGCGGCGTGGCCGGGTGCGGCCGCGGTCGTGAGCGCGCGGCCGCGGTCCTTGCAAAAAATGCAAAACTTGCGCCCGCGAAAGCCGGCGCCGCGCCCTCTCTGGCCGGGCGCGGAATGACCGGTCGCCCGGGAAACTCCCTGGGTCAAGACGCGGTCGTCGGCCGCCAGAGCGGGCCTTGGCCGGCCTTCCCCGATACCGGCGCAGCGCTCGGCTCGATTGACAGAATCCGCGCGCGTTCGCCACTTTCCCTTGTCCTCGTGGCTGGTGGCCATGCAAGGGGAATGATCGTCACGATGAGCCTAGACTTGATCCCGGACCATCTCCGCCAAAAATTCCTTATCGAGGAACGGCATCACGCCTGCGCCATATTGCACAACGACTTTCCGAATGAATTTCGAGACATCATGGCGTGTCTGGATAATTTCGTTCTCCGGAAATCCAACATCATAGCTCCTGGGGGCAACAAATCGCCAATCGCGATCGAACTCGATAACTATCTACAGAACGTGTGCGGTGGCTGGCGAGAGACCGATTTTGATATTCAGGTCGTCGTCGACAACAATGCCACACGACAACCGAGCCATAAAATCGACAATTTCAAGAACCGGATCGGCATCGAGGTCGAATGGAACAACAAAGATCCATTCTTTGACCGAGATCTGAATAACTTTCGCTTGCTATGGCAGTTTGATGTTGTATCCGTCGGAATTATCGTGACCCGGTTGTGGGAATTACAGAAAGTTTTCAATTTACTTGGCAAGGGAAAGTCTTACGGCATGGCGACAACACATTGGGGAAAGCTCATTCCGAAAGTCGACGGCGGCGGCGGTGGCGGCTGTCCGCTGCTCCTGGTGGGTATCGGCACAGCCTGTTACGATCCACATTCGTGACGCGCCGTTCGGCGCCGGTCACCCGACTTGCTCGCCTTCGTCGACCTTGGGCATTTCGAAATCATAGCCTTTATAGCGGGGGCGATTTTCTTCGTAGGTGTCGACTTCGTCGCCCCATTGCTCCCATCCCTTGCGGCGCTCACGCGCGAACAGTTCAAGGTAGGGACCGGGGCTGCATTCCTCTATTATCTGATACAGCGTGTGCGGCTTTTTGGAGTGCTCGCGCTTGCGATGCGTAATTATGTTCGTCTGACGTCGACCCGGCTCAAGTGTCCGCAGCTTGCCCTTGGTCCCAAACAGAACTAGCTCGGTTACGTTTCGGAAATAAAAGCCCACACCCCGACCATCCGGTCCGCCGTCCTTCCTGATTTTGTACCAGACGATATTCGTCTTGTACGTGAACCCCCAAGACTGCATCAAGTCAAGCCCTTCCGCCAAGAGGGCATTCGGGCACCAGAGATACAGGTGGCTCTTCTTTGCGGCCAGGTCGCCGACGGGGAGCATTTTCAGTTCGTCGAGCGACATTGTATCGTATCGGCTCAGCCGCTTATGCTCCGGCGCAACCTTGCCGGTTCGATTGTCGAAGCGCCATGGCGGATCGATCAAAACCGCTCCAAAGAAATTCTTATACTTTCCCGTTGCCGCTTCCTGCAGATCGCTGATGCTGTTATCGGACATTTATAACCTCAAACCTCTTGCGAGGGCATTAGCATACCCGACACCCCGCGAGTCGGTCTTTAGGCAATCACCGGCCGGTGTCACCTTCCGCCGCCCGCTGCCGGGAACCGGTCGGCCGGAGCCGGGCACAGTGAGCTTGATGGCACGCTTTGCGCGCGGCCTCCCGTCAGGGGAGGCTCCGGCCTGACGACAGCAGCGCGTCGACCCGGGTCAGGCGCTTGCCGATCCAGGCCACGACGGGGACCGCGAAGGCGTTGCCGACGGCGCGGTACCGGGGACCGTCGGCGGCCGGGCGGCCGCGGTAGGGGATTGCGGTCCAGTGGTCCGGGTATCCCTGCAGCCGTTCGTATTCGAGCGGGGTCAGGCGCCGGACCCCGGCCGGCTGTGCAATGAGGTGCGCGCTGGGGTCGCTGCCGGTGGTCAGGGCGTCGGTCCGGGCGCCGGTCGCGTAGGCACCGCTGTTGCCGCTGGTGCGATAGGCGGCGACCAGGGTCTCGGTCTCGAAGTCCATCCGGCCGGACCCGCCGTGCGCGGTGCAGGCGGTGGCGACGTCGATCGGCCCCGCGGTGTTGTTGCCGCCATAGGCCGCGATCATGTGGCCGGCCTGCGCCTGGCTGTCATCCGCGCCCCCGACGCCAGTGCCTGACGAAGGGACGGCGGCAGCCGTCGCCCCCGCTTCGCGGCGCGGCGCAAGATGCCCGCACAGGCTTTCGCGCTTAAATAATACCGCGACGGCAGGTCGCCAGTCTCCAAGATACGCGACAACGAACGTACGCGGGCGTCGCTGGGCCAGACCGAAGTATTGAGCGTCAAGTGTCCGGTAGCATCCCAGATACCCGAGTTCTTGAAGTCCGGCGAGGAAGCAGGCGAAATCACGCGTTTCGTCTTGCTGCCATCGTTCAAATCGACCGTTGTTTCGGTACGCCTGGCGTTCGCCCGCGGTGTGAGAACTCCGGACACCGGGGACGTTCTCCCATACCACCCAGCGGGGCCGAAGGCTTCGAGCGATTTCAAGATAGGCCAGGGCGAGGTTGCCACGCGGGTCTGAAAGTCCGTCTCGTAATCCCGCGATCGAAAACGACTGGCAGGGTGTGCCCCCGCACAGCACGTCAACAGGTCCGACATCGATTTCCCCCGTGGCGATCCGCATCATGTCGCCGACGTTGGGCAGGTCCGGGAAATGGTGCGCCAGCACGGCGGCCGGAAACCTGCCGACTTCCGCGGCCCATTCGTGGCGCATTCCGGAGTTGGCGAGCTCCCAGCCGCCAATGCCGCTGCACACGGTGCCGCTGCGCAATGGCCGGGCGGGACCGGGATTGCCGTCGCCTGCCACCGGGCGCGGTCACGTCGCTGCCCACCTCGTCGCGCCGCCCCGCAACCAGGGCTCGGCTTCGCCGCTGTACAAGGCTTGAACGTCGATCATGTCGTGTCCTCCCGGGTCGGGGTGCTCGTGAAAGGGCCGGCCAGTTCGGCGAGTTCGGTGCCGTCGGCGGCGACCAGGGCGGCGCGGCCGGGGGCGGTGATCCGGATCGACCACCCTGCCCGCGCGGCCTCTTGCGCGGCGCGGGTGATGCGGCCGGCCACGCTGGCGGCGTGGCCGTCGCTGGCCGGGCGCGGCGGCGCGTCCGGGTCGAAGCCGGCGGCGCGGGTGCGCGCCTTGTGGTCGAGGTACAGCAGAATGCCCGGCGCCGGTCGGCGCTTTCCCGTGCGATAGCGGGACAGGGTCGACGGCGCGATTGGCGGCGCCTCGGGATCGATCGCCCGCAGGCGCCGCGCGAGGTCCGCCGGCGACAGTCCCGACCTGGTCAGCAGGCCGGAAAACAGCGCGGCCGCCCGCGACGGACCCAGAGCCGGGGCGCTCATGTCGCGGGCGTCCCGTCGAGATGGCCGGCCAGCGCGTCGAGATAGCGCCAGGCGGCGCCAGGGTCGCGCGCCAAGGGCGGCAAGCGCGCCAGGCCGAACGCGGCGCTGGTGTCGGCCACGGCGCGGCGCAGCCGGTCCCGATCGGGCGCAGTGGCCAGCATCAATCCGTGTTGGACCGGGTCGTGCTCGACCTTGCCGACGATGCCCGGCGCGTCGTCGAGGCTGTCGATAACGACCCGGCCGTCGGGCAGGACCCAGGCGCCGGCGCCGGGAAGGCTGTCGGCGGCCACATCGATGTACGTCGGGGCGCCGACCCCGCGCCACTCCGGCCACAGGTCGTGCTCGCGCAGCCACGCGACGATCGTCGCCCGCAGCTTGCGGTCGAGATCGGCGTGCGCCACTTCGGACACCGACGACAACCACGCCATTTCGTCGGCGAGCCACATGGGGTCGTCGCCGTCGGCCGCGTCGGCATTCTCCAGCAAAGTTTCGATCACCTGGTCGCCCGACGGCGCGACGGTCAGGGGGTTCGGCGCCTTGGCCGGCGCCAGCGCCACCGTCGCTTGGCCATGACGGTCCAGATCGCCCCACGCCAGCCGGTCGCTCAGATCGGCTCGGGCCTCGGCCATGGCCGCGGCGGCGGTCGGATACGGGCCGTGCATCACTTCGGCATCGTCGCCGATGGCATAGAAAAAGCTCATGACGTCCTCATGGGGCTTTGCTTGTTGGGGCGCGCGGGCCGGGGCCGGAACCCGCGCTCGCGCGGCCAGCGCTGGCGGTGCAGTCTGTCGTGCAGATCGCTCAGGGGCGCCCCGATCCCGTTGATTTCGGCGGCCGGCGCCACCTCGACCAGGATGCGCAGGGCCAGCGCGGCGGCCGCGTCCCGGTCGAGCGGGTCGCGCGCGGCGCAGATGCCACCGTCCGTGACCTGCAGGTGCAGCAAGCCGTTCCCATCGGTCTCGACATCGATCTCCCGCGGGGTCCCGCGATCGTCGCTTTCGTCCGGGCGGTACTGGACCCGCCCGCGCTCAAGGTGAAAGGTCATGGCGAAACTCCTTGTGGCGCGGCCGGCCGCCCGGTCGGCGACCGGCCGGGGTGGCTCAAGCGCGGCGGCGTGTGCGTCGGGGCGCGGCCGCACGACGGTCGAGGCGGTCGCGCCAAAAGATCGAATAACCGTGCTGGCGCCGGAAGATACTGGCATCCTCGGCAAGCCGCCGGCGCGCGGCGGCCGCGCGGCGCAGACAGATCGCGGCGATATCGCGCTCCCCGGCCATCCGGGCGGCCCGGCATTCGGCGATCGCGATAGCATGTTCGGGATGTACGGACTGCATGGCGGCGCTCCCTATGTTTGCTGTTTTGGCAAACCGAAAATAGCGCGAGCACGTGGGAGACGCAAGCAGAAACTTTGCCGAAATCGCAAATTCGACGTTCCCTGATCGCAGCAACCCCTGGGGAAGTCAGTGCTTTCAAGGCAACTCAGGCCCTTCCGCGTGGCAAGCGAAGCCCGCCAAGCGTCTGGTGTTACTGCTGTCCTAGCAACCTCGGCGGCCTTGCCAATGGCCAATGCGTCGAGAGGACGAATTGCCAATGGCACAAATCACGCGCCGACAGGGGCCGTACGTCCGGCGCCGGCCAGCGGCGCAACGCGGCGCTTGCGCGCCACAGTCGACACGTACCAGCTCGGGCACGCACGAGACCGCGGCGACCGTCAACCGGCGCCAAGGCCCCGCGACCGCTCATGGCCCGCCCCAGTCACGCCCCACCCTTGCCGCGTCCCCTGCCCCGGCGCTCGTAGTCGACCAGGCGGCCCATGGCGTCGGCGGCCATCTGGTCGGTGGCGACGAAATAGGTGTCGACGATCTGCTGGGTCTCGTTGATCGAATGGCCGGTGATGGCGGCGATCTGGGGGACGGTGCAGCCCGCTTCGGCCAGCATGACCACCGCCGTGCGGCGCAGATCGCGGGATTGCAGGTCGGGGCAGCCGGCCGCCTCGACCAGGTCGTTCCAGGCCTTGCGCCAGACCTCCTGGGTGAAGGGGCGGCCATCGGCCCGCGCGGCGATGGTCCGGTCGAGCATGGCGACGCCCGCCAGCTCCGCCCGCGCCCGCGCCACGGCGATGGCTTCGGCCAGTTTCGGGTGCAGGGGGATGCGCACGCGCTTGCGGGTCTTTTGCTGCACGAAGTCGAGCCACGGCGCGCCCTCGACCGTGTGGACGTCGCTGAACCGCAGCGCGCGGCAGTCGCCCGGCCGCTGGCCGGTGTAGGTCAGCAGCAACAGCATCATGGCCACGCCGTCGGCGTGGCGGGCACCTTCGGCGGCCGCCGCGAGGGCGGCGCGTTCGTCGGCGCTCGCGACCCGGCGGCGCGGGCCGTTCCCGGGCGCGTCGCGATAGCCGTCGAGCGGATTGCTCGGCAGCCTGCCCGCGTTCACTTCCTGCGAGAGCAAGACGTGCAGCACCTTGCGCGCCATCTTGCGGGCGGCCGGCTTTTGCCAACGCGACAAGAGCTCGACGCAGGCCGGTCGGGTCAGGTCCGACAGGGGACAGTCGCCGACCAGCCGCTCGAAGCCCTTGAGATAGGTCCGGTACACGGTGCGGGTCGACGGCGCCAGCCTGGCCATGGGGCCGCCGGGCGCCTGAAAGCGGCGGATCGCATCGGCGATGCAGCCAGGGGCCACGTGTGGGCTGCGATCGCGCGCCCTGGCGGGCCGGGACGCTTCGCCACGATCCGCCGCGTCATTCAGCTTGCGCGCCTCGCGCATGCGCTCGATGGGATCGTCGCTGAGCCGCTGCGTGCGGCAGCCCGGGCGAACCCAATAGTACCGGACACCCCCACCCCGCTTGTTCCTGCGCGCGACGACGTAGCGAACCTTCTCCCACATGGCACGATCCCGAGCATGGCACCACCGTTTGCGAGTTTGGCAAATTCTGGAACGAAGGTCGAGGGGTAAAGGCCGCTGCCTTGCCGCGCGCCAGTCGAATGGCTTGCCGCTATTCCTCTCGGCATCGAACGACGGCGCCTTCCCGTCGGCTCTCACCGCCCGGACATAAAAGATTGGCCCTTCGGACTGGCGCGCCGTCCACAAGCGCTACATTCGAGCTAGCGACTCATATCTGCCCGATAAGCTGCCGCGCTTGACCGCTGATCCAATATGATGCGGCGGTTTCAGGGCTTTAGTCGTTCTCGAATTCTTTGATAAAATACTATGCTTTGAAGTGCGCCGCTGATACTTGAATTGTCGCGCCCACCTCCAAGTTTTTCAACCGCCTGTCGTGCTTTTTGCACATCTACATCTTCTTCATGAGCATCTAAATTATAAGCGATATCTAGTACTTTCATCGCATTATTGTGTCCGTCTTTAAAATCCGGATTACCTCTTGATATCATAGCTTCCACCGTATCTGGTGTATCAGAACGATATGATACCTTTATAAGTGTTTGGATAATTGCCTGTCCTGTATCGGCTGGCGCTACATTCTTAGGCATTGTCGCACCAACAAAGAACGCCGTAGTTCCGTAAATATAGCCAAGCGCGTACGGATCACTCCAAAAACCGCCAGGGATGCCACCGGTCCGATGCATGACTGTCGTTATTTGCTTGACAGCCTCTGTGGCGGTTTTGACAGCTTTCTTCTTAGGTCCTCCAAACATGACAATCAATCCTGGCTCTGGGTGTCTGGTTTACGGTGTGCTATCGGCTAACGCTATCATGCTGTACGAGCACAGAGGTTACAACAAACATAACGCCGTAAATTTTTAGTTGATTTTCCCTTTTATATTTATACCAATAAAATTTGGCGCAAGCGCAAAACTGAAAGCCGACTGTAGAGCGATGATACTGCGGCGCCTGCAATGTAATGTTACCCGCCAGCCAGACGGCGCCAAAGGACCGCGCACAGCCGGGTGCCGGAACCCAATGAAGATTACAGCAAGTCACCCCTGACCACGAAGCCGCCTCAACACCTGGTTGCCGTCGTCGCCGTCGACGGCGGTGGCCGCGTCGGCCGGCGGCAGGCCGGACCAGCGGTCGAGGTAGCGGTCGACCAGGCGGAGATCCCAGACCCGCGCGCCGGGCTGCGCCGGCGGCACCCTGCCCGCCTCGATCCAGCGGTACAGGGTCGACGGGGAGATGTCGCCCAGGTACCAGCACAGGTAGTCCTGACTGGCCAGGCGGGGACGGCCGCCGCCGGCGATGGCCGATGCCAGCCGCTCCAGGATGGCGTCGGCGCTCGGGTTACCGGGCATGGTGCCGCTCGATCCGGACGTGTTCGGCGATGGCCAGCATGCCGAGATAGGCCAGCCCGGCCACGGCCAGCCATCCGGCGATCGCGAGAGCGGCCATGGCGGCCAGTTGGCGGGCGCGCGTGCGGCGGTCGTGCATCCCGCACCCCCGTCAGACCCGCATGGGCATCAGGACCACGAACATCTCGCGGTCCGTCTGGACGTCGGGCGGGATGTCGAAGCGCGCCGGGGACTCGGCGCCGCTGACGTGCATCCGCAGCCGGTCGAGGCCGAAATCGCGGATCGCGTCCAAGAGGTAGCTGACCCGGAAACCGGCATCCCATTCGGTCGGCACCGTCGCCGCAGCGGGGCAGCGATCGGACACACGGGCGCCGTCCGCGGTCCGGCCGGACACGGTCATGCCGGCGCCTTCGGCCTGGATGCGCGCGGCGGCCTTGGGACCGACCACGGCGCGGACCCGGCGCAGCGACTGGCGCAGCCGGGGAACGTCGAGCTCGACCGGCGCATTGCCCTTCGGCGGCACCACCCGCCGCCAGTCGGGAAAGGTGCCGTCGACCAGCTTGGCCACGACGCGCTCGCGGCCGAATTCCAGCATGATCCTGTTGGGGGTGGCGTCGCGTCCCGGCGCGTGCAGGCTCAGCCGGACCGGGGTGTCGTCGCCCTGGTCGGCCAGGCGGCGCAGGGTCTGGTGCACGGCGGCGCGCGGCACGATGACGCTGGACCACTGCGCCGGCGCCGACGGGCCGTGACAGCACGCGAGGCGATGACCGTCGGTGGCGACCGCGACCAAACGCCCGGTGGCGCCGCGCGCCGGCTCGATTTCCAGCGCGATGCCGTTCAGGTAGTACCGGGTGTCCTCGGTCGAGATGCAGGGCGTGACCGGCGACCACCAGTCGGCCAGCTCGCGCGCGGTCAGGTCGAGCGCGGCGAACGGCGCGCCGGTCGGGGCGTCGCGGGTGGGGAAATCCGCCACCGGCAAGGTCGGCCACTGCGCGTCACAGCCCTCGTTGTCGCGGACCGTCAGACGGTCGCCGTCGAGCTCCAGTTCCGCCCGGTCCGACCCGAGCTCGCCGACGAAGGCAGTCACGGCATGGCAGACCACGGTCGTGGCCAGCGGCGCGCCGTGGCCCGGATCGGCCAGCGGCAGGGTGATGGTGTGGTCGATGTCCATGTCGGTGGCCAACAGATGCAGGCCGTCGGCGTCCTGCGTCAGGCGCACGTTGCCCAGGATCGGAATGGTCGCGCGGCGCTCGACCACGCCCGTGCAGGCAAGCAACGCGCGGTGCAGTTCGCGGCGATCGATCTGGACGCGGGCGGTCGCGGCCGGTTCGGCCGTGGCGGTGGTCGCGGTCATCTGGCGGTCACTCCGGTGGCGGGGGGCACGAAAGGGTCGGCGGCGGCCTCTTGCGCTTCGGCGAGCTCGGCGGCCGCCCGCAAGGCGGCCGCGTCGGCATAGACCGGGTAGCGCTGCGGGGCCGCGCCCTTCAGCAGCAACTCAAGGCCGGTCTTGCTGGGCGCGTCGTCGGGTCCCTGGGACAGATTGTCCTCAAGCTCCCGCACGATGCTGTCGGCCGTCTCGGCGGCCTTGCGCAGCAACTGCGCCGGGGTCGACGACGCTTCGAGTTGGTGCATCAGGAACACCGTGGGCGGCTTGCGCTTGGCCTCGCGGAATTGCGGCGACTGGATTTGCGCCAGTTCGGCGCGCGCGAGCTCGACCAGCGGTCCCGGCGGCAGGCTGGCGAGCCGCGTGGCGCGCACGGCCAGCACGGCGCGCTCGACGTCGGCGCGGCGGGTCATGTCGCGCCCCCATTCTTCGCGAGCGCGGGGCGGCAGGTCCGGTCGCGCCAGCCGACCGCGGCCAAGGCCGCGCGGCCGGCCTTGCAGACCTGGCAGCGGCAGCCGTCGGCGCCGGCGTGCTGGCGCAGCACGGACCACAGCGCTTCGGCGAGTTCGTCGACAAGGGGCTGCGCGAAATACTCGGCCGTGGTCGGCCCGACCGGATCGATCACCCGCAGCGATTGGACGGCGCCGGTGTCGTCGCGCCGCACCCCGGCCGGATCGGCGATCGGCACGATCGCCGCGTGGCCGTCCCCGCCATACGCGCGCCGGCCGCGATCGGGGTATTGCGTGTCAAGCACGTGGCGGATGCCGTCGGCGCGCGCCGTGTGGTGCGCGGCGGTGCCGTGCTTGCCCAGCGCATGGGCGACGTCCGCGGCCGCGCGGTGCGCCGCTTCCTCATGCGCCAGCCGCACCAAGGTTTGATCTCGCATGCCTGTCTCTCCGAATTGCCGTTTTGACAAATTCGAGAGTGCGGCGACGTTGCGAAATCGTCAACCTCAAAAGTTGCGCTTTTGGCAAAAAAAGACCCGCCACGGGCCGCGGCGGGTCTGCGCGGGGCGCTGTGGCGGGCGCGCTAGTCGCTGGGTTGGGGCTCGTACACGGCGAGCACGCGGTCGGCGCGCGTCGGCGTGATGCCGGGATGCACGGCGCCATCGAGGCTGACCATCTCGACCCGGCCGGGGTGGTCCCGCGCCTGGCGCGGCCGGCCAAGGTAGACCGTGCCGTCCGCATCCTCGACCAGCACCACATAGCCGTAATGCCGGGGCAAACGGTCGAGGTCGATGCGCTCGGCAAAGAGCACGGCGCCGCGCTCGTAGCGGGGCGCGTGGCTGTCGGTGGCAACGATGACGACGCGGCCTCCGTCCGTATCGAAGCCCGCGGGCGCGGATACGGTCGGCGCGTCCTCCCCAAGGGGGCGCAAGCGCCCTCCGGTGTCCAGTTCGTGCGACACGCGTATTCTCCTGTTGGTCACGATCTTGGTATTCGTCAGATGGCGAAGCACGGTGACCAAGTCCAAGCCGAGAAATTCGGCAATGCCGGCGACTTCGTCGGCATGGACCTGTCGCACACCCTTGATCATCTTGGTTATAGTTTCATCCCGCACGCCGAGATGGTTCGCCAGTTCACGCTGGGTGCGGCCGGCTGCCTTCAAACGCTCGCGTAGCCAGGCGTTGTTATTGTCCGACACGTGCTTTCTCCGATCCGCTGTGAATTCGCGCGGTTGCGGGTCGACCCCGCCGGCCGCATTCCCTCGCGAGGGCTTTTTGCCGGATGGGAAAATTCCTCGCAAGGGGCTTGCCGTGTATTTGTCAAATTGGCAAACTCAGCCGCGATGCAAGCCCAACGAAGGGGGTCCGAATGGACAAGGCGCAGATCGTCGAGGCGGTGATCCGCCATTTCGGCGGCATGCAGGAAACCGCCGCCGCCTGCGGCGTGCACCTGTCGACCGTGTACAAGTGGCGTTCGGGCGACGTGTCGCGCGAATACGCCATCGAACTGGCGCGGCAAGCCGGCTGCGAGGTCTCGCCCGACGCGGCGCCGACCTGGGAATGGCTGGCCGCCCGACTCGGCATCGCGCCGGTCGGCAAGGGGGACGGACCGCATGCCTAAGCCGTCCGGGCGCCTGGTCAGCATCAACCACGCCTTTTCCGTGCTCGCGCGGCCCGAAGGCGGGGCGCGCGGCCACGACATCACGCTGTCGCTGGGCTACGACCCGGCGGGCGGCGATCCCGCCGACCCGGCCACCTGGCCGCTGGTCGAGGTCGGTTTCGTCACCCGGGGGAAGGTCGGCCACGGCGTCGACCACATCCTGCAGGAACTCGGCATCAAGCTGTCGCGCGCCATCCAGGGGCGGGACCCGGACACCGGGGCGCCGCTGCCCGGCGCCGGCGCCGCGGGGTACGGGGCGCGCGGGTGAGCGTCGCGGCCGTCACGCCAGACGTCCGCGAGCCGCCCGACGCGGCCGATCCCGACCCGGTCACGCCGTCGGACGCGCAAGCGCGGGACCGGGCGCGGTTCGGCGTGCTGCTGTCGACGGCATTGGAGAGCGACACCCTGCTGTTTCAGGCCTTCGTCGCCCTGGAAAAGCTGGCGGCGGTGCACGGCAAGCGGATCGATCCGCACGCGACGCTGGCGAAATATCTCTGGACCGGGCGGCCGGCGGTGGGCACCGCGCGGGCCGAGGTGTCCGGCCGGCCGGGCACGGCCGACGCCTATTGGCAATGGGCGGACGATCCGGCCGGCGCCGTCGAGGTGCTGACCCTGCCCATCGTCGAGGTCATCGCGCCGTCGGTGTCGCCGCGGCCACCGCGCTGCCTGGAACTGTTGGCGATCGACGCGGTCGACCCGCGCCGGTGGTGGCGCGCGACCGGCGCGCTGTGGTGCCTGGGGGAAAAGGCGATCGAAGACGCCCGGGACTCGGGCGCGCCCATGCGGCTTGTGCGCACGCCGCTGGATTGGGCGCGCGCCGGCGGGGCGCAAAGCGGCGCCGCCTGCGTGCTCGACTGGCACGACCCGGCGGCGGAACGGCTGTTGCTCGACCGGACCGTGCCCGCCCTGGTCGCCGACGATGCCGCGCACGCCAAGGCGCTGCGCCAGCGGCAGCGCCAGATCGCACCAGGCATCCCCAAAATCGAGGCGGCGTGATGGCGCGCATCCTGACGGACGGCTCGCGGCTGGGTATCGATGGCGACGGGTCGATCAAGGACCTTGAGGCCTTCGCGGAGCGGATCGGCCTGAAAGCCAAGTGGCTTGACGACCTGGGAGACGGGCGGCCGGGCTTCCGGCTCGCGACCGCGCTGGTCGCGCGGCGGGCGGTCGAGGCGGGGGCGGTCGAGGTCGCGCCATCGGCCTTCGACCGGGCGACGCACCGGCGCGCGGCGGCCGCGGTCGAGGGTGCCGACGCCCTGCCCGCGCCCCTGGCGGTCGGCGATCGCGGCGACGACGACGGGGGCGATGATGGCGGGGGCGCCGTGGCGTCGGCCGGCGGCCTGCCCGACGGCTGCCCGATCGCGCCGCTGGGCTGGGACATGGCCGACGGCGTGCTGTACGTCCTGGGTCGCGGCGGGGTGGTGCGCGCGGTGCGCGCCAAGGACCTGTCGGCGCCGGTGATCGAAGACCTGTTCGGCGGCCACCTGTCGTGGCTGTACAGGGCGTTCCCCAAGCTCGACGGCGACGGCGTTCCGGTCGGCGTGCTGTGGGCGAAGGCCCGGACCTGGATCATCCGGGCGTGCCACGACGGCGGATACTTCGATCCCGAGAAGCACGTGCGCGGACCGGGCGCCTGGCGCGGCGCCGATCGCGAACTGCTGGTGCATGTCGGCGACAAGGTGCTGACACCGGCCGGCTGGATACCGGCGGGGTGCAGCCTTGGGGGCATCATCTACACCACCGCGCCGCCGGAGCAACGGCCGGCCGACGTCGCGGCGCCGGCCAAGGTCGGCCTGGAAATCCTGGGTTTTCTTGAGGCGTGGCGCTGGATGTCGCCCCCCTTGGCCACCGACGACCCGCGCCGGCTGTCGGCCAAGCTGTGGCTGGGCTGGGTCGCCTGTGCCTACGTCTGCGGCGCGCTGCGCTGGCGGCCGCACATCTTGATCACCGGCGCGCGCGGCACCGGCAAATCGGAGCTCGCGACGCTGGCCGACGCGCTGCTGGGCGAAAAGACCATCCTGAAGGCGGCGGAACCCAGCGCGGCCGGGGTGCGCCAGGCGCTGCGCTCCGCCGCGCGCCCGGTGATGCTCGATGAGGTCGAGCACGACGCGGACAACAACCGGGCGAAGCGTCTGGTCGAGCTCGCGCGCCTGGCCTCGACCGACAGCCAGGGGGCCGTGCTGCGGGGGTCGGTCGGCGGGCGCCACCAGCAATGGCTTATCCGCGCGGTGTTCTACTTCTCCGCCATCCTCTATCCTCGCATGCCGCCGCAGGACGCGAGCCGCATTACCGTGCTGGCGCTGGCGCCGCTGGGCGACGACGCCACCCCCGCCGACCGGGTGCGCGACGCCATCGCCGAGTTCGGCCGCCACGGGCCGGCGCTGCGGACCCGCATGATCGAAGGGCTTGGCCGTTTCGAGCGCAACCTGCGGGTCTATTCGGCGGCCTTCGCACAGGCCGGCGGCGACAGCCGGCAATGCGACCAGTTCGGCACGCTGCTGGCCGCGGCGGACGTCTTGATCAGCGACGACGACACCCGGCCGGAGACGGCCGACGCGGTTGCCGCGGGCTTGATGGCCAGCGACTTCGCGGACGCGGAAGGCGACAGCGACCACGACCAGTGCCTGCAGCACCTGCTGTCGACGGCGGTCGAGGTGCCCGGCGAAACCGGCGGCCGACGGCGCATAACGCTGGGTCAGCTCGCGGCGGTGGCGCTGGAGCACGCGACCGCGAAGCGGCGCGGCGTTCTCGGCACCTTCGGCCTGACCGTGCGCGACGAAGGCAAGGCGCGGTATCTGGCGGTCGCGCACCAGCACCGGGGGCTCGACGACGTCTTTCGCGGGTCGCGGTGGCAGGACGGGGTCTGGTCGCAAGCGCTGGCGCGCCTGCCGGGGGCGCGCAAGTGCAAGGCGCCGCTGCGGTTTGCCGGATCGCAGTCGCGGGTGACCCTGGTGCCCCGCGACCTGGTGCCGCCAGTCGAGAAATACGACGACGATCCGTCGAACCAGGATGCGCGGGTGAAGCCCGGCCAAGACCCGGCGGGCCTCGACGACACCGATCCCGACCGAGATCCCGATCCGGGCCTCGACCCGGATTGACGGGGCGCCGTACCGGCCGCTGTCCCGCCCGGTGTAGCGGGCGCAAGTTCCTCGAAAACCAGCTTGTTTGAGCCGCGCGGTACGACCGCTACGGCCGGGACGGGGGTATGCCTCGCACGCGCGCGCGTGCGCGACCCCACCCCTACCGTACCAGCGTAGCAGGTGTACCGTTTCGGGAAATCGCGCAAGGCATGCAAGGGCTTGGCGGCGGTACGGCCGGCGGGACGGTCGGGCGGGGGCTGTAGCGGCGGCCCAGGTCTGGCCGCCGAACTTGCGAAAAAAACAAAATCGGCTTGACAGCGTGGCACTGCGTGCGAGTATTGCCCTCGCGGAATTGCCGTTTCGGCAAGTCCGTCGCGCCATCCCCCGGGGAGGGGGTGACCCGTGCGGGTCCTTCCGGCCGCCGCACAAATACGGGTCAGCGGCGCGCGATGTTTTTCCAGTGTCGGGGTCCCGCATCCGATGCAACGCCGCGCAACACCGAGCAACACCGGACGCAACGGGGCGCAACGTTCCGGCCGGAGCGCGCGGCCATGAGCACGGCGCGCGTCGAGGCGGGCGACAATCTGGCCGTGATGCCGGAGCTATGGCGCAAGGGCGTCCGGGTCGACGCGGTCGTGACCGATCCGCCGTACGGGATCGGCTTCATGGGCAAAAGGTGGGACAAGATCCTTCCCGACCGGGCGACCTGGAAATGGTGCTTCCGCCTGCTGAAGCCCGGCGGCTTCATGCTCGCCTTCAGCTCGACGCGGACCTACCACCGGCTTGCCTGCGATATCGAGGATGCCGGTTTCGAGGTCTTCGACCAGTTCGCCTGGATGTATGGCAGCGGCTTCGCCAAGGTCGGCTACATCAAGGAATACCAGGACGAATGGGCCGGCTGCGGCGGCTCGGTCAAGCCCGCGTGGGAGCCGATCGCCGTTGTCCGCAAGCCGTTCAAGGGCAGCCTGCTCGCGAACCTGCGTCGCCACGGCACCGGCGCCCTGAATATCGACGGCTGCCGGGTGGCAGGCGATGTGCCTAGCACGACGCAAACGCCGTCGGCCAACGCTGGCGAAATCTACGGCGCCGACCAGAGGGAAAAGCGTACATTCGTGCCGCACGACGCGGGCCGCTGGCCGTCGAACGTCGTGCACGATGGCAGCCCGGAAGTCCTGGCGGCCTTCGGCGCCTATGGCGAGCGCGGTGGCCAGCTTGGGGGTCAGACGTCGGCCGACGATCAGCGCGGCGGCAATCGCGTGTATGCCGGCGGATGGAAGTCGAGCGGCAATGACCAGCGCGACCAGCGGAAGCACAACGATGACGGCACGGCCGCGCGGTTCTTCTATTCGGCGAAGGCCAGCGAGGCGGACCGCGCCGGGTCCAGACATCCGACCGTCAAGCCGATCGACCTGATTGCCTACTACGCGCGCATGGTGACCCCGCCGGGCGGGACCTTGCTCGACCCTTTCGCGGGGAGTGGCACGGCCATCGAGGCGGGCTTGCGCGAAGGCCTCGACGTGATCGCCATCGAACGCGAACCGGAGTACGTCGCAGACTGCCAGCGGCGCATCGATCGCATCACCGGCGCCGATACACCCTTGCTGGGCTGGGGGGCGGAATGACCGAGTTGGTCAACGTCTCGCAGGCGGCGCGGGCGCTGGGGCTGAGCAAGTCGACGGTGTCGCGGTATCTCGGCGGCTATCCGGAGCTCAACCGGGGCACCGACAAGCGGCCGCTGGTCGACCTTGAAGAGCTCCGGCGCCATCGCGCGGACAACGTGCACCTGGAATTCAACCCGGCCGGCCGGTCCGGGCCGGTCGGCGCCGGGCGCGTGTCAGACGAAGTGGCGGAGTCCCCTGCCCTGGTCGCCGCGCCGGCCGATCCGCCGGCCGACGCGCCGACGGCGCCGGCGCGGCCGGGTGCGACCTACAACGACGCGCGGGCGGAACGCGAAGCGGTCGCGGCGCAGCGGGCACGGATCGAACTCGACGAAAAGCTGGGCAAGCTGGTGCCCACCAGCGAGGTCGAGGACGGGGCCGCGCAGGCCGCCGCGACGGTGCAGACCGGCATGATGCGCTGCGCGCGCGAATTGCCGGAGCGTCTGGCGCACATGACCGACCCGGCGGAAATCCGCGACACGCTCGAAACCGAGTTCCGGCGCGTGCTCGGCCAGCTCGCGACCGACCTGGAAAAGCTCTGCGGCGATGGGGGGCAGGATGTCGCGGCCTAAGCACCATGCCGGGCTCGCCTCCGGCGCGGCGAAATTCCTGGTCGCGTTCGCCGCGGCCCTGGTGCCGCCGGAGCCGATGACGGTCGATCAATGGGCGGCCGAACACCGCGTCGTGTCGGCGGAAAGCGGGTCGCCCTATCCGGGTCTCTGGGATAACGATCGCGCGCCCTATGGCATCGAAATCCAGGAATGCCTGTCGTTCTCACACCCCTGCCATTCGGTCGCGCTGAAGAAGTCCCACCAGATCGCGGGGACCGAGTTCGGGCTGAACTTGATCGGGTACGCGGTCGATCGCGAGCCGTCGCCGATCATCGTGGTTCTGCCGACGCTCGACGAAGCGAAAAAGTACGTCAAGGTCAAGCTGCAGCCGACGATCGACGACACCCCGGCGCTTCGGCACAAGGTCATGGAGCGCAAGAGCCGGGACGAAAGCGGCTCGACGACGTCGTACAAGAAGTTCCGCGGCGGCTATATTCAGGTCACCGGCGCGAACACCTCCCGCGGTCTGCAGATGATCAGCGGCCGCGTGATGATCGCCGACGAACTGTCGGAATGGCCCGACGACGTCGACGATCGCGGCGATCCGCTCGCGCTGGCCGAAAAGCGCTTGACGGCGTGGGATCTGCGCGACCCCAAGCGCTATTACCTGTCGACCCCCGGGCTCAAGGGGTCGTGCCGCATATCGGCCAAGTACGACGCCAGCGACCAGCGGCGCTATTACGTGCCGTGCCCGCACTGCGGCCATTTCCAGGTGCTCGCCTGGGAGCGCATGCGGTGGCGCAGCGAGACATGGCCGTACGGCGCCTATTTCGTCTGCGCCGCGCACGGCTGCACCATCGAACACGCGCACAAGCAGGCGATGGTCGCGGCGGGGTGCTGGGTCAAGACCTATCCGGACGAAGGCCGCGAACCGGGCGACGTGATCGCGCCGGCGGACCTGGATGCCTACCGGGCGCGGTCGAGCAAGGGACGGCAACCCGGCTTTGCGATCTGGCAGGCGTATTCCGGCTTCACCTTCTGGGACAAGATCGTCCAGGAGTGGAAAGACGCGAAGGACGATCCCTTTCTTGTCAAGGTCTTCACGCAACAGGTTCTGGGCGAAGATTACGAGGAAAAGGGCGACGCGCCCGATTACCAGGCCTTGATGCTGCGCCGGGAAAACTACCGGCCGCGCCAGGTCCCGCCGGGCGCGCTGGTCCTGACCGGCATGGTCGACGTGCAGGTGAACCGCCTGGAATACGCCGTTTACGGCTGGGGTCCGGGCATGTCCGGGTGGCTGGTCGATCGGGGCATTGTCGAGGGCGACCCCTCGCAGCCGGATGTCTGGCGCAAGCTGGCGCCGGTGGTCGAGCGCGAATACCAGGACGCGCACGGCGTGCTGTGGCCGGTCGAGCTTTACGGTGTGGATGCCGGCTTCCTGTCGAACATGGTGTACCTGTTCTGCCGTGGCCGCGAGCGGGTCTTCGCGCTCGACGGCCAGCCCGGCCACCAGCGGCCCATGATGGGCACGCCGCGCCCCGTCGAAATCAACTACCAGGGCAAGAAAATCCGCAACGGCGTGATGCTGTGGCCGACCGGGACATGGCCGGTCAAGTCCTGGGTCTATGGCGCGCTGCGCAAGACGATCGACGGCCCCGACAGCGATGGCAACTGGCCGCTTGGCGCGATCCACTTCAACGATCTGTGCGATGAAGACTTTTTCAAGCAGATCACGGCCGAACATCTGGCCGCCGTCGAGGAAAGGGGCCGGATCATACGGCGCTGGGAAAAGAAGAAGAACCAGGCCAACGAACAACTCGACCTGATTGTCGGGTGCCGCGCCCTCGCCTCCTACCTGGGTCTCGACCGGCTGACCCCGGACGAATGGCTGCAGCTCGCGCGCGAGCGCGGCCACGTCGAGGATGTGCAGCCCGATCTCGCAGCGCAGTGGTCGCCGATGCCGCAGCCGGCGGCGCCGGCCACGACCACACCCTCGCCCGCGCCTGCCGCCGTAAGCGACGACGACTGGTTCGGGGACCGGCAAGAGGGGTTCTGGGGGTAATGGCCATCACGCAAGACGATCTCGACCGGCTCGACCAGGCGATCGCCCGCGGGGTCCGGAAGGTGACGGTCGACGGGCAGACCACTGAGTACGCCTCGACGGCGGAACTGATCCAGGCGCGCGAGACGATCGCCCGGCGCCTGGGTCAGGGCGCCCCGCAAACCCGCCTGACCTACGTCGACCGGGGGTTCGACGAATGACGTGGCTGGATCGCGCCCTCGACGTCGTTGCGCCGGGTCTGGCGGCGAGCCGCGCGGAAGCGCGCTGCCGCGCGCAAGCCTACCGACAGGCCCTGGCGCTCTATGAGGGCACGGCGCCCGGACGGCGCGGGCGCGGGTGGCGGCGCCCCTCGACCGATGCCAACGCGGAGATTGGCCGCGGCCTGGTCGCGCTGCGAGACGGCGCGCGCGATCTGGTGCGCAACAACCCCTATGCCCGGCGTGGCGTCGAGGTGATCGCGGGGCAGGTCGTCGGCGCCGGAATCATCGCCACCGCGCAGGCGATCGACGCGACGGCGCGCGAACGTGCGCAAGAGGCGCTGCGCGAGCATCTGGAAAGCAAGCAGATCGATGCCGACGGTCTGCACGACATTCACGGGCTCTTTCTGCTGATCGTCCGCACCCTGGTCGAGAGCGGGGAATGCATACTCCGGCGCCGCCGGCGGCGGGCGTCGGACGGCCTGTCCCTGCCCTTCCAAGTGCAGGTCCTGGAACCGGACTACCTCGACCACACCCGGAACGGGCCGGCCGACAACGGCAACCTGATCATCCAGGGCGTCGAGTTCGACCGGATCGGTCGGCGCGTCGCCTATTGGCTGCACGACGAACACCCGGGCGCGCGCGGGCACCGGGCGACCTTTGTCTCGCGCCGGGTCCCGGCCAGCGAGGTCGCCCATGTGTATCGCGTCGACCGGCCGGGGCAGGTGCGCGGCGTGCCGTGGCTCGCGCCGGTCATGTTGCGGCTGCGGGACTTCGCGGACCTTCAGGACGCGCAGTTGATGCGGCAAAAGATCGCCGCGTGCTTCGCCGCGTTCGTGCACGACGCGGACCCCGCCGGCGGGGTCAATCCGCTTGGCGTGAAAAGCGAGCAAAACACTGCGGGCGATCCGGTCGACAAGCTGTCGCCCGGCATGGTGAAGCACCTGCCCCCTGGTAAGACCATTTCCTTCGGCCAGCCGCCAACGGTCGAGGGGTACGGCGACCTGGCGAGCATCGAACTGCACGCGATCGCGGTCGGCCTGGGCATCTCCTACGAAGCACTGACCGGCGACCTGCGACAGGTGAACTTTTCCAGCGGCCGCATGGGCAAGCTCGACGAATACCGGACGATCACCACGACACAGATGCACGTCCTGCGGCCCGGCGCGCTGCAGCCGATCGCGAGATGGTTCGCCGATGGCTTGCGCGCCTCCGGCCGGGTCATGGCGCCGGTGTCGCTCAAATGGACGTGGCCGAAGCGCGACATGCTCGACCCGACCAAGGAGGTCCCGGCCAATCGCGATGCGGTCCGGTCCGGCCAGATCACGCCGTTCGACCTGGTACGGCAATACGGGAAGGACCCGCGCGAGCACTTCGCGGAGATGGCGGAAGCGTTCGACATGCTCGACGACATGGGGGTCGTGCTCGACAGCGATCCGCGGAAGGTCGCCCGCAGCGGCACGGCGCAGTCAAGCGACGCGGTTTTCGCGCGCGAAACCGAAGCGGCAAGCGAGGAAAGCGAATGAACTGGGGACGCCTGACCCGCGGCCTGGCGGGGATCATTGCTGGCGGCGGGGCGCGGCCGAAAGCGGCGATCCGCGGCGGCGAAGTGCTGATTTACGGCGTGGTCGGCGACAGCGCGGACGGTCTGGACGCGCAAGCCCTGACCACGGAAATCGACCGGCTCGGCAAGGGCGCGAGCGACACCCTGGTCGTGCGGATCAATTCGCCCGGCGGCTACGTCTATGAGGGGCTTGCGATCTACAACTATCTGCGCAAGCACCCGGCGCGCATCGTTGTCATGGTCGACGGCGTGGCGGCCAGCATGGCCAGCGCCGTGGCGATGGCCGGTGATGACATCCTGGTCGCCGAAAACGCCGTCGTGATGGTCCACAACCCGTGGGACGCGTCGATCGGCGACGCGGCGGAGCTCCGCAAGAAAGCCGACCAGCTCGACACCGTCGGTCAGTCCCTGGTCGATATCTATGCCGGTCGCACCGGCCTGTCATCGGACCAGGTCCGGGCGATGATGGCCGAAACCACCTGGATGACGGCGGCCGAAGCCATCGAGCTCGGCTTTGCCACCGGCCTTGGCGAGCCGCAGCGCGCCGCGGCGTCGCTCTGTCGCGATCAACTGGCGCGCTATTTCGAACCGCCCGAACGGATCACGGCGCGCCTCGATGCCGCGGCGTGCGGCCGGGCAATCCCACACACTGACGAGAGCGAGGGCACCATGTTTGGACGTGGCAAGCGGGCGGCGGTTGCCCAGCCGCAAGCGAACGGCGGGGCACCGACCCAGCCGGCGGCACCGACCCAGCCGACGGCGCAGACCGAACCGGCGGCGCAGACTCAGCCGCCCGCACCGGCTCAGCCAGCCGCACCGGCTCAGCCGGCGACACCGACCCAGCCGGCCGCGCAGACCCAGGCGACGGAACCGACCCAACCGGGCGGCGACCCGGTGGCGGCCGAACGCGCGCGCGTGCAGTACATCATGAGCCGCGGCCGGGCGGCGGGGGTCGACCAAGAGGTGATCGACCAGCTTATCCGCGACGGCGTGCAGGGATCGGCGGTCGACGCGCGGATCGTCGACGCCTGGGCCGGCGCGGGCGACCCGGCCGGCGCCGGACATCCGCAACGCAACGCGCACCGCATCACCGGCGGCGACGACGACCGCACCCGGTGGCTGACCGGCGCCACCAATCGCGTGCTGGCCATGGCGGGCGTTCGCGATCTGGTGGCGCAGCACGCGCGACAGGCCGACCCGAACGCCGCGATCGATCTGGACCCGGGCGAATTCCGCGGCCTGACCATGCTCGACCTGGCACGGGAATGCCTCGACCGGGCGGGTGTCCGGACCCGCGGCCTCTCCGGCATGGAGTTGCTGCAGGCGGCCATGCAGCCGCGCGCGGCCGGCTACCAGAGCACGGGCGATTTCGTCACCCTGCTGGAAAACGTGACCCATAAGGTGTTGCAGGCGGCCTATGCCACCACGCCGGACACCTGGTCGCGCTTCTGCGCGCGGGGGTCCGTGACCGACTTCCGGCCGCACAACCGGTACAAGATGGGCGTGTTCTCCAAGCTCGACACCCTCACGGAAAGCGGTCAGTTCAAGAACAAGGCCCTTGGCGATGCCGAAAAGGAACTGCTGACGGCGTCGACCCGCGGCAACATCATCGCCATCTCGCGCCAGGCGCTGATCAGCGACGACCTGAGCGCATTCAGCCGCGTGGCGACGATGATTGGCCGCGCGGCGCGGCTGTCCGTCGAGGTGGACGTCTACGACCTGCTGGCGCAGAACGGCGGCGCCGGTCCGACCATGCAGGACGGCAAGGCGATGTTCCATGCCGACCACAAGAACATCGCGGGCACGGCCGGCGGTCCCTCGGTCGCCACCTTCGAGGATGCGCGGGTCAAGATGGGCTCGCAGCGGGACCCCTGGGACAACGATTACCTGTCGATCGTCCCGGCAGTGTGGCTGGGTCCCCTCGGGCTGGGCGGCACCGCGCGCGTGGTGAACGACGCGCAGTACGACCCGGACACGGCCAACAAGCTGCAGAAGCCCAACGCGGTGCGCGGGCTGTTCGGCGACATCGTCGACACGCCGCGACTGTCGGGCTCGGCGTGGTACGCCTTCGCCGACCCGGCCATCGCGCCGGCCATCGAGGTCGCGTTCCTCGACGGCGAAAGCGCGCCGTTCCTCGAAGCGCAAGACGGCTGGCGAACCGACGGCGTCGAGTGGAAAGCGCGCCTCGACTACGGCGTGGCCGCCATCGATCACCGCGGCGCGCTGCGCAACCCCGGCCAGTAAGGCCGATCCGGCGCCGGCGGCCAGTTCACGGCCGCCGGCCAATCCCGAACGAGCGAGAGGGCCGAGACGATGACCAGCGTATTCCGCTATCCAGGCGGGCAAATCCAGCACACCAACGCCAGCGGCGCCGACATCGCCAGCGACGACGTCGTGGCGCTCGCCAGTGGGGTCGGTATCGCCGCGACGGCGATCCCCGACACCAAGACCGGCACGGTCCTGGTCGAGGGCGTGTTCGTGCTCCCCAAGGCCACGGGCACGGCCTGGGTCGCGGGCGACCGGCTCGACTACGACGTCAGCGCCAAGACCTTCACCAAGGGGCTGGTGCCAGAGGCCGGCGACATCACCGGCTGCGCCTATGCCGCCGAAGACGCGGCCGCCGGCGCGGCCACGGGGCTGGTCGCCCTGACCCCGAACAGCGGCACGGTCAACTAACGCGGGGAGCCGGTCCGGCGCGCCGTAGTGCGCCGGACCGCAGAGGGGGTCAGCATGATGCGGGGCTTGCGCAAGCCGATGCGCCGCGACAGCGCGGTCGTGGCCGGCGCGCCGCTGGGGATCTGACGATGGATGCGGCGCGGCAAGCCATCAACGATGCGTTTCGCGACCCGAACACGGCGGCGCCGGGCACCTGGCAGCCGGCCGCGGGCGGCGATCCGGTCGAGGTCCGCCTGATCGCCCTGCCCCCGCACGACGGGCTGCAGGGGTACGGCGCCGGTCAGTTCGGGACCGGCTCGGGCGGCGGCCATCGCTTCCGGGTGCAGGCCGCCCTTGTGACGCCTGGCAAGGGGGACCGCTTCGACACCGGGGGCGTCACCTACGAGGTGACGGCACCGCCGCGCGCCGGGGATCGGCACCGGCTGACCTGGGATGTCGACGCACGGGTCGCGCCATGACGTCGGTGCGCGAAACCGCTGTGCAGGCCTTGGCCAACCAGCTCGCCAACGGGCTGTCCGGGGTCATCGTCGAGCGCAACACGGCCACCCCCGAAACGGTGCCGACCGGCGGCCTGGTGATCGTGCGCGACGGCGATCCCGGCGAAGCGGTCGAGGTCGAGGTGTCGCCCCCCAGCTACAGCTACGAGCACCCGGCGCCGGTCGAGATCCTGGTGCGCGCGAACGATCCACAGACGCGGGCAACGCGGCTCGACCAGGTCTTGCGGGACCTGCACGCGGCGATCGACGCGGACCGCACCCTTGGCGGCGCGGTCGACTACGTCGAAACCGGCGCGCCGGGCGACCCCAGCGACTTCGCGCCCCCGGGCGACGACACGATCAAGGCGGCCATCGTGGTGCTGACCTTGGTTTACGACACCGACGATCCTTTGACCTGATACGAGAGGACCCAGCCATGGCGACGCGCGCCCGCGGCATCATCAGCGAAATGGCCATCGCCTTCGAAGGCACCTACGGCGATCCGGCCACGGCCGGCACCTACCACAAGGTGCCGTTCCTGACGGACAGCCTTGGGGCCGACGAACCGTTCGACGATCAACCCGAGCTCGGCACCGGCCGGCGGGATGCGCAGACCCCGAGCCGGGGCGCGCGCGACGTCAACGGCGACATGACGCTGCCCATGCGCCTGGATGCGCTGGGGTTCTGGCTGCGCCTGCTGTTCGGCGATCCGGACGTGAGCGGCGCCGCGCCGGACTTCGTCCACACCTTCAAGTCGGGCACCTTGTCGGCGCTGCCGAGCATGGTGGTCGAGAAGAAATACAAGTCGGGCATTTTCTGGGTCTACAGCGGGGTCAAGGCAAACACCCTCAACATCACCATGTCGCGCGGCGGCTTCCCGCAAGTGACGGTCGGCCTGATCGGCGCCAACGAAACAAAGGCGGCCGTGACGGGCGCGGGCACGCCGTCGCTGGTGCGCGGGGCCAAGGCGCACCAGTTCCAGGCGACCTTGAAGAAGGGCGGCACAAAGTTCGCGCGGGTTACGTCATTTGAATTCAATTTCTCGAATAATCTCGACCCCATCGAAAGTGTTGGCGACGGCGGCATCCGGGATGCGATCGACGAAGGTCTGTCGAGTGCCACCGGAAACATGTCGGCGCGCTTCGAGGATTTCGCGAATTACGATATCGCGGTCAACGACAGCACGATCGACATCGAAATGGCATGGACGATCGCGGCCAACAAGAGCCTGACGATCACGCTGCACAAGGCTCGGCTGGCGCGGCCACGGCAGCCGATCGAAGGTCCTGGCGGCGTCTCGCAGAATTTCGAATGGCGCGCCGAAGACGACATCTCCGGCGCCGGTCAGATGATGACCGTCACGCTGGCCAATCAGTTCGCCGATTACACGGTGTAGGAAGGGACGCGCCCGCATGCATTACAGTCTCGACAGCGAAATCCCCACGGAGCCTTTCTGGATCGAACCGGCGCCGGGGCTGTACATGCTGGTGCGGCCACTGGAAATGCCGGTGTGGGAAGCGGCGAAATCCTGGGCGGAGGAACAGGCCGGCGGCCTGGCCGGCGCGGTGGCGGCCATCGATGTGGCCGGCGGCCGCGTCGTCGATCTGGCCGACCTGGATGATGCGCACGTTCAAGAGGGGTACGGCCGGTTCTATTTCGCGCTGGGGCTGGCGCGCTACGGCATCGTCGAGTGGCAGGGGCCGACGGCGGGCGGCGAACCGGCGCCGGTCACCGACGCGAATATCCGCGAACTCCTGCGCCGGGGCAGCCTTGGCGACCGCTTCGTCGCGGCGTACACGGCGCACCTCGACCGGGTCCGGCAAGAGGGGGAAGGCTGCGGGACCGCGCCCGATGGCACTACGGCGACGGTCCCGAATACTGCGCCGGGTGCCGAAGCGAGCGATTGCCCTGCAGCCGCGGCGCGCCCGGCGCCGACGGACGGCGCTGCCCCTATGTCGAGCACCGACCCTTGAGTGTCGAGGGCGCGCAAGCGTGGGATCTGGTCACGCAGTGCGGCGGCGGGCAGGTCCGGGTCGGGCCGGCGGGGGGCGTGGGCCTCGACATGCCGGCACTGCTGGCCGCGGCCGACGCGCTGGGCTACCGCCGGCGGATCATGGCGCGGCTGCTGCCGTATATCGAAGTCGGCATGGTCGCGGCGCTGGCGCGCGCGGCCGATCGCGACCGCGACCAGGGCGAAGTGGAGCAAGAGCCATGACGCAGGCGCTGATTGCCTTCCGCGGCGACCTTCGGCGGATCATGGCGCAGGAACGCCGTACGGCCGAAACCGCCGTGACCAGCGTGGTCAAGAGCAAGACGCGGTCGATCACCAAGGCGGTGCAACGCGAGGTGCGCCGGGGCGGCTTCGAACGCGGGCAGTCCGGCCAGCCGCTCGACCAGACGGTCAAGGGCACTGTCTATCCCCGGCGCGGCCGGTCGATCGAAGCGGCCGGCCGGGTCGCGAGCAAGGCCGTGTACCGCCGGCCGGGCGGCGATGTCGACCTGCTGACGGTCTTCAAAGAGGGCGCGACGGTGCGCGCCGGCGGCGGCCGTTTCCTGGCGATCCCGACCAACGCGGCCCCCTTCCGGGAGGGCCGCGGCGGCACCCGCGCGGCCACGCCGGCGCAATACACCGGGCCGACCGCGGTGTTCCGCGTTCGGCGCGACTTGCTGGCGGTGTACGACCCGACCCGCCGACCGGACCCCCAGGGTCGCCCGGTGGTGCTGTGGTGGCTGGTGCCGCAAGTCACCCTGGCGCCCCGCATCGATCCCGACCGTGCCTATCGGCGGCTGATCGCGAATATCGACGACCTGATCGCGCGCCGGTGGGAACGCGAAGCGACCAAGCGCGGGCAAATCTAGGGGCGGGGCATGGCGACCAGGCGCACGTTCTACGAAATCCGCGGGCGCGGCAACGACAAGTTCGCCACTGAGCTCGACCGGATCGGCGACCGGGGGCAGCGGGCCTTCGACCGGATCACGAACGCGAGCAAGCCGGCCAACAGGGGCTTGCTCGCGCTGAACGACGCGTCGCGGGCGGGTCAGGACGTGATGCGCGGCTACGCGGCGCGCCTGGGTCCCGCCGGCGCCGGCCTGACGGCGCTGGGGTCCGGAGGTCTGGCGGCGGCCGCCGGAGTCGGCGCGGCCACGGTGGCGCTGCGCGCCGGCATGCAGCGCGCCCGTCAGGCTGTCGGGACGCTCGACGAAATCGGCAAGAGCGCGGACGCGATCGGCGTCACGACCGACAGCCTGCAGGAACTCCGCTTTGCCGGCGAGCGCATGGGGGTTTCGGTCGGCAATATCGACAAGGGCCTTGAGGCCTTTGTGAAGCGCTTGGGCGAGATGCGTCAGGGCGCCGGGCGCCTGAACACGCTGCTGAACAAGACCGACCCCGCGTTCAAGCAAATGCTCCTGAATGCCAGTTCGACCGACGAAGCGCTCGACCTGTTGCTGCAACGGCTGGCCGGCACCAGCAATCAGGCCGATCGGCTCGCCCTGTCGGCGGCGGCGTTCGGGCGGGGGCCGGGTGTGAACTTCGCCCGGATCGTCCGCGACGGCGCCGACGAAGTCGATCGGCTGCGCCGACAAGCGCGCGACCTTGGCGTCGTCATCGACGAAAGCCTGATCCGCAATGCCGAAGCGACGGCGGACAAGTTCACGAACCTGCAAAGGATTATCGACGCGAACCTGAACACCGCGTTCGTGTCGCTGGCGCCGCTGGTGGTCAAGGTCAGCGAGGCGCTGGCCACGGGGGCGCGGAACGCGCGGAGCTTCGCGGACGCGGCGAACATCCTGTTCGACAACGCCGGTGGCGCGACGACGCTGGGCATCGAGGAAGCGATCGACCGGGTCGACGACAAGCTGAAGAGGGCGCGCGAGAGCGTGGCCGAGGCCGAAGCGATCGCGCGCGGGGACGGTCCGCTTGGACAGGTCGGCGCGTTCCTGGACAGCTTGCCGCTGGGCATCTCGAACACCGACGAAGCACGCGAGCTTGTCCGGAAACTCGAACGCGAGCGCGCGGCGCTGGTGGCGCTGCGGGCGGCGCGGCGCGACCAGCCGCGCGACCCCTTCAGCCGCACGCCTCCACCCGGCGCCGACGGCGGCAATCCGCCGGAGAGGTCCCCGACCAAGGCGCCAAGCCCGACCGCGCCGCGCGCCGGGGACGGCCTGACGGGCGCCGAAATCGCGGCGCGGTCCCGCGACCTGGTCGCGCGCACGAAGGCATTTGACGAACGCGAGGCGGCGGCAACGCAAGGCGTTCTGGACCGGGCTTTCGCGGGGGCGGATTTTCTGGCGGAACGGCAAGCGGAGCGGCGCCGCGTGCAGGCGAATGCGCGCCGGGAGGTCGAGGGCGTTACCCGCTCCCTGGCGCAGCGCACCGAAGTCCTGCGCGCGGCCGCGCGCGGCGAAACCGATCTGGCGGAAGCGCTGCGGCTGCGCAATGGCCTGTCGGTCGAGGGGCGGCGGCTGTTCGACCAGCAGCGCGGCCGGATCGTCGAGGCGATCCGCGCCAATCGCCAGTTGACGGAAGATCTTGCGCGGCAGCGCGAGGTGATCGACAGCACAAGCGCCGCGTTCGGCGACTTCGCGTCCGGCCTGATCAGCCGCACGCAGTCCATGGGCGGGGCGCTGCGGGGCCTGGCAGAGGACTTGCTGAATGTCGCGGCGAAGGTGGCCATTGTCGACCCGTTCAAGAAGGGTATCGAGGGCATCCTGACGAATGGCGGGATCGGCGGCGGCATCGCCGACTTTTTCGGTTTCGGCGGCGGGTCCGGCGGTGCGGCCACGGGGCCGCCGGTCAAGCTGTTTCAGTCGGCCAGGGGCAACTTCTTCACCCGACCATCCCTGACCACGGTCAGTGAACGCGGCCATCCCGAGGCAGTCTTGCCGCTGCGACGCAACGCGCGCGGCGACCTTGGCGTGCAAGCGAGCACCGCGCCCCCGGCACCGACCGTGGTGCAGATCATCGACCAGCGCGGCGGCGGCGAGCGCATCCAGACCCGGCGCCAGCGACAGCCCGACGGACGCGAAATGGTGGTCGCCGTGGTCCGCGATGCCATGGCGCGCGGGGAGCTCGACGGCGCCGCGGCCGGGCGCTTCGGCCTGCAGCCGCAAGGGGTGTCCCGCTAATGGCCGCGATCGACTGGCCGGCTACGCTGCCGCAACGTCCGCTGGCGGACGGCTACAGCGAACAAGGGCCGACGGACATGCTCGCGTCCCCGGTCGAGCGCGGACCCGACAAGCGGCGCCGCGCCGGCGCGCCGTCTCCCGGGCGCATCAGCTTCACCCTGGCACTGACCCCGGCGCAGGCCGACGCGCTCGACACCTTTTTCGAGGTCACGACCCGGTACGGCGTGTTTCGCTTCAACTGGCCGCACCCGCGCAAGGGCACAATCGAGGTCGCTTTCGCGCAGCGTCCGCGGATCACGGACCGCAACCGGGTGCGTTTCAACGCGGCGATCGTCTTGGACTGGTATGCGTCATGACGGTGTCGGACGTCTTGCGCCGGGAAATCCATGCACAGGAAAGCGGCGACACGCTGGTCGCCCTGGTCACGATCGATCATGCCACGCTGTCGGAGCCGGTCCGTGTCTGCAGCTCGACGGCACAGGATTTGCCGGTCGCGGGGCGCAAGGGCATCGTGTCGAATGGGGTCGAATACATCCACTACCCCTTCGAAATGGAGCCGCCGTCCGACGAAGGCGGCCAGCCCTTGCGGGCGACCCTGACGATTGACAACGTCGACCGCTTGCTGGTCGAGGAAATCGGCAACCTGACCAGTCCCCCGACGGTCACCATTCAGGCCGTGCTCGAAAGTCAGCCCGACGTCGTCGAGGTCAACTTCGAAAATCTCGAAATCCTGCAAGCCAAGTGGGACGTGCTCCGGGTTCGCGGCGATCTGGTGCAGACCACGATCGAAAACGAGATGTACGCGGGACCGAAGATGACCGCGAGCGACTTCCCGGCATTGGCGTAAGAGGCGCGGCGTGTCCGGGCTGCCTGGATGGTGCGCGCCTTATATCGGCGTGCCCTTCGTGTCGCACGGCCGGGACCGGCGCGGGGTCGACTGCTGGGGGCTGGTCGCCCTGGTATACCGCGACGTCTTCGGAATCGCCCTGCCCGACCCCGCGGCGGCGCCGGCCGGCGGGTATGCCGACGCGCGGGACCGGGACGCCGTCGCGCGCCTGGTCGGGGCGATGGCGCCGGCATGGCGTCCGGTGGCCGCGCCGGCGATCGGCGACGTCGTCTTGTTCTACCGGCGCGGGGTGCCCGCGCACATCGGCGTGCACGTCGCCCCCGGGCGCATGCTGCATGCCTGCGAATACAATGGGGGGACCGTTGACCGCTATCCCGGCCTGCTGTGGCGTCACTTCGAACACTACCGCCACCCCGCCCACCCGGACGTCGCTGCCGCAAACCCGTGACATTCCCGTCGTCGCGGCGTTGCATCCCCTGCGGGCCGAACGCGTCGCCTTCCATGTCGCTGCCGGCGCCACGATCTTCGACGCCATCGTGCAGGCGGTCAACGCGGCCGCGGTTGACGATCGGGCGCGCGAGCGGCTGGCGTGGTTCGCGGCGCACCACGGGCACGCCTATCTGGTGTCGTCCGACAGAGGCGCCATGGAGGTGCCCTGTCACCTGTGGGAACGCGTGCGTCCCAGGCCGGGGATCATGCTGATAGTGCGCGCGGCGCCACACGGCGGCGGCGGGGACGGCGGCAAGAACCCCTTTCGGGTGGTGCTCGGTCTGGCCGTGGCGGCGGCAGCCTTCGCGGCGGCGGGGCCGCTGGGATCGTCGATCGCCACGGGCCTGGGGTTCGCGGCGGAAGGCACGGCGGCCGCGATCGCCACGGGGCTGGTGGCCGGGGCGATTTCCAGCGTCGGCAACCTGCTGATCAACCAGCTTGTCCCGCCCCCGCAGCTATCCAGCGCCGGGGGCGCGCCGGATGCCAACACCGTGCCCTTCCTCGACAGGGCGAGCAATCGAAGCACGCTGTTCCAGGCCATCCCCAAGGTCCTGGGCATTCTCGACGTCGCGCCGGTGAACGCGATCAAGCCGTACACGCGGGTCCAGGGCGACGAACAGTTCCTCTATCTCGTGCTGACGGTCGGGCACGGCGACGTCGAGATCGCGAACATCCGGATCGGCGACACGGCGGTCGACCTGATCCCCGACCTGGAAATCGAGTTGCGGGACCAGGGCGACGACACGCCATTGACCCTGGTCGACAGCGACGTCAACGAAAAGCAGCTTGACATCGTTATCGAGCCGGCAAACCCGGACACCGACGGAAGCGAGGGGCGGGTGACCCGGGAACCCGTGGTCGACGACGCCAACTGGTTCGTGCAGGCCGCGGGCGACACCGCCGACCGGCTTGAGGTCGACCTGACGTTCTTCGGTCTGCTGACCCAGGACGATGCCGGCGCGGCGCCGCAGGTGTGCGCGCACCATTTCGAGGTCCAATACCGCCCGGCCGGCGGTACATCCTGGCTCGCGCCGGACTTCGCGGCGGCCGGGGTGCGCCTGGCCGGCGCCTTCGCCGACACCACGACCCCGGGCGGCGAGACGGCCGGCAACGTGCGCGTGCAGCGGGCGACGCAGGATTTCGTCCGCGCGACGGTCGCATGGCCGGTGTCGCGGGGCAGCTACGATGTGCGCGTGAGGTCGGTCGGGGCCTTCGCACTGGACACCGACACCGGACAGTCGGTGCAGACGACCACGAATTTCATCAACACCTACACCCGCGTCTTCGCCGACGCGAAGTGGTCGGCCATCCGGGCCGTGAAAAACGACAGTCCGATCAAGCGGGGCAACCTGGGTCTGATCGCAATGCGGGTGCCGCGCAGCGAGCAATACAGCGGATCGCTGCCGACGGTGGTGTGCGAGGCACGCAGCCGCGTGCCGACCTGGGACGGCGCGGCCTGGTCGGGCGTCGCGGTGTCGCGCAACCCCGCGGCACTGGCCTTGGAGGTGCTGCGGGACACCGCCGGCAGCGGCGTGAACCCCAAGCCGCAACCCGACAGCGCGATCGATCTGGCGTCCTTCGGGGCGTGGTACGTCTTCTGCGAGGGGCGGGGTTTCGAATACAACCGATACATCCGCCGGTCGACGCGGATCGAAACCTTGCTGCAGGAAATCGAGGCGGCGGGCCGGGCGAAAATCGCCAAGATCGACGGGGTCTACACGGCCGTGATCGAACAAGACCAGGCCACGCCGACCCAGCTCTTCACGCCGATCAACGCGCGCGGCTTCACGATCACACAGAAATTCGTCGAACCGCCGCACGCGGTCCGTGTCGAATTCCCGGATCAAGACAATGGATACGAGGCGCGGGAACGCATTGTCTATTGGGACGGGTTCAGCGCGAGCAACGCCACCAATATCCAGAAATTCGACCTGCCCGGCATCACCCGCGATGATCTGGTTTACGTGCATGCGCGGTATCATCTGGCGTCGCTGTGGCTGCGTCCGCGGACGTTCAGCTTTAGCGCCGACTGGGAATACATGGCGGTGCGACGGGGCGATCGCGCCCGCGTGCAGCATGACGCCATCGCGGCCGGCGTGGGCAGCGCGCGGGTGGTGGCGATCGCGGGCGCGACCTTGACGCTGTCGGCGGCGCTGCCGTTGCAGGCCGGGGTCGACTACGGGATCTTGATCCGGAACGTCGCGGGGCAAGAGGTGACGGCGCTCGACTCGGTCGCCAGCGACGGCGATCACGACCAGGTCACCTTGGCCACCACGCCAGTGATCGCGCCCGAAATCGGCGATCTGGTCGCCGTCGGCGAGCTCGGCAAGGAGGCGGTCGATGTCCTGGTGACCGCGATCAAGCCGGACCGGGACGGCGGCGCGACGATCACCGCGATCGACTACAGCCCGGCCGTGTATCAGGCCGACCAGGGAGAGGTCCCGCCGTTCGACGCGGGGATCAACGCGGTCTATCGCCCTTCGGACACCGACCGGGGCCAGTTGCTCGCGCCGGTCATCGAGGTGTGGTCGGGGGCCGCCGCGACGCGCCGCGAAGGCGATGGGCGACAGGCGCTCCGGGTGCAGGTGGCCTTCACGCTGCCGTCGGTGCGCGGCGGGCTCGGGGTGGCCAGCCTGCAGGTCGAGGTCCGGCGCACCAGCGACGGGCACAGGGCGATCGTGCCCGGAGACCCCGACGCGGCCACGGTCCCGGTCGAGGGGGTCGAGGTGGGCGAGAGGATCGCGCTGCGCGGGCGCTACGTCCTGACGGACGGCACGGCATCGCCCTGGTCGGGATCGATCGTGCACACCGTCACGGCCGACACCACGCAGCCGCGGCCGGTCACGAACCTGGCCTGGCGCCGTCTGCCCACCGGCGCCGAGATCACCTGGGATCAGCCGGACGATGCGCTGTGGTCGGTCTCCGATGTGTATGTCGAGCGGATCGACGCGCAGATATCCAGTGACCCGACCTTTGCCGACGCGCTGGCCAAGTCGCCGCGGGCGTCGGTGAAGGCCACCAGCCATACCCTGCAGTTCGTCCAGATGTCGCGCGCCGAAGCGGGGGAAGCGCTCATTCTGGCGACCGGGCCGGAACTCGGCATTTCCGACGCGGACTTTGTCGAAAACCTCTATGCCAAGTGGTTGCAGCGCGCTTCCGACGCGGCCGGCAAGCAGTTCTGGGTCGACGAACTGGCCGCCGGCAAGACGCGCGTCATCGTCGAGCGCGACTTTCTTTCGGGCGCGGGGCCGTCGGGATCGCAAGAGCTCTCCGACAGCGCGTACATCACGCGCGTCAGCGAGCTCTTCATCGGCCGGGCGCCGACGGCGGACGAACTGGACGCGTGGCTGGCCGAACTGCAAAAGCCTCTCAAGGGTCGCGTCATCGTCAAGAACGAATTTCTCGGGTCGGCCACGGTCAAGGAAGGGATCGCCGACGAAGGCTATATCATCACCTGCTTCAACGTATATGCCGACCGGCCGCCGACGACGGCGGAGCTACAGGACTGGACCGCGCGCGTCGCGGTGCGCGGCGACACCTTCAGGGTCTGGGTCGTGTCGCGGACGGCGCGGGGCGTGCGGGCGGCGCCGGCCGGGCCGATCGACATCCCGGTCGGCAGCGTGCGGCAAGACGATCTGGACGAAAGCATCCGGGGGCAGGTGCTCGGCCACGGGCGCGAGTTCCGGGTGTCGGCCTTCGGCGCAGCGCTTGACGACACGACCGACGACACCGCGGCCGTGCAGGCGGCGATCGATGCGGCCGCGGCCGCCGGCGGCGGTCACGTGATCGTCGACGGCACGGCCCTGGTCGACACGGTGTCGCACACGACCGTGCAGGGCTTGCCGCGCATTCTGCGCCTGGATGCGGACAATGTGCATGTCGAGGTGCCGTCGGGCGCGCATCTGCGCACCACGGCGGACGCGGCCCTGTTCTCCGTCGGCGGCGTGACCGACAGGGGCGATATCCACAATGAACCGCTGTACGACATGGAGCATCCGCAAGACCCCGGATCGACGGCGGTCACCCTGCTGAACGACGCGGACACCGACAATTTCGAGATCGGCGACATCGTCTATATCCGGACGGGCGAATTGCTCCAGTACAGCGGGTCAAACCATCCCGATGCGGAGTGGAACGTCGTCAAGTCCAAGCAGACCGGCCTTCTGCAACTGCAATTCCCGCTCGAAAAGCCCTACGCGCCGGAGACCTTCCCGGCCGGCCATCCGCAAGAGGGCGAGCCGGCGCCGTTCGCGGTGCAGAACGCATCCCGGCCGGCCAAGCTGATCACCGAGAATATCGCGATTTACGGCGGCGGCACGCTGATCCAGGAAAGTTTCGACCGGCCGGTCCTGGAAGGCAACCAGCTCCTGAAATTGTACTTCGGCGGCGGGCTGACGATCCGGACGGTCGGCGTCGGCTTTTCGATGGGCGCGACCGACAGCCTTTTCGAGAACTTCCGGATATTCTCGGAACGCCTCGACGTGCTGCGCGTCGTGTCCATGGACAAGGGCAACACGCGGTCGGTCTGGCGCGACATCGAGGCCGTCGCGCGCGGGGTGTGCACCGTCCACATCCATGAAGGCGCCAGCGCCGTGGTGCGGGGCGTGCGGCTGCTATCGCGGGGCGTCTCGGGGTCGTCGAACGTCATCAGTCTGCGCG